ATCCACAGCGCTCACGTCAACCGCAGTAGTGTTGCCCACGGCGTCGCGGGTGGCTGGCGCCAGGATCGTAAAGGCCTGGAGTTGCTCCAGATTTCGTTGCTGAATGGCCATGGATCAATCCTCCGGGGTGGGGGTGGGTTCAGGGGTGGGAGTCTTGGCAGAGCGCCGCGGCTTGGGCGGGCAGGCCGGGGCGGGCTCAGGCTCGGGCTCTGGCGCAATTGACGCCATGCCCAGCGCCAGCAGCTCGTTAGCTGGGCCTTGAGGAAGGTCAGCCACCTCACCCATAGCGAGGTGGCGACCGTCTGCTCTGCAGTTCGAGAGAATCTGCAGCCTCATGATCAGGTGCCCAGAGCGAAGGACTGCGGGCGGCGAACCGCCACGTCGAAATCCTGATGGACGGTAAGGATCACCTGGCCGCTGGCGCTCTGGGTGTAGGGGTCAACCACCACATCCAGGCCGCTCCACATGCCCACCACGCAATCGGCAAAGTTGCCGAACAGAACATCGTTCAGCTGCATCTGGTTGGACACGGTGAACTGGTAGCCGTTCACCGTGCCGGCATCGGTCATGATGTAATCGGAGCCAGCAGAAGAGGCCCGGAGGGTCTGCTTCAGGGCGCCGCGCACCACGCTGTTGCCGATGTAGCGCATCGAGCCAGCGTCGAGGTTGTCGATCGCCAGTTCGGTCTCCAGGTCCACGTAGTCGGCCCAGTCGCCGCAGTTGTGGGTGGTGGAGCCGTCGCCGCCCAGAGTGGTCGGAAATGCCTTGGCAGTGCCGCCGCCCAAGGTCACGCTGCCGATGCCGGTGGTGTTGATGATGCCCAGCGGCTGGCCGTTGGAGCCGGTGCCGTAGCCGGTGGTGTAATCCATGCCCAAGGCGACAGACTCGGCCGTGTCGAGACGCACCAGGTTCTCCACGTCAGGGGAGCTCTGAATCATCATCCGGCGGCTGATCGGCACGCGAACGCCGATGGTGCGCGGGATCATGTTCACCAGGCCGAAGGTGAGCTTGCTGTTGGCAACCTCAGCGTTCTCGCCGACAAAGTAATACTGGCTGGAGCTGAGCTTCTTGGGGATCTCAACGTTGCCCTCCAGGCCGGAGAGCACGGTCAGGCCGCTGTTCAGGAATGCCGAACGATTTCTAATGAGATCTATGAACTGCGCATCCAGCCGATCGGTGCCGACCAGTGCACCACCATCGCCGAAGGTGCCAACCACCTGACCGGGGGTTTCAGCGGCGCGGTTGAAGCCCAGCACTTCCCAGGGGATCAGCACGCCGTTGGCGCTGCGGCTGTGTTTGGCCTGGGCAGCGCGGGCCACCTCCAGCTCAAAGCCGGCGGCCTCAGCAGTGCGGGGGTTCGGGTCGGCCAGATACTGAGCGACGCGCAGGAAGCTGTAGCGCTTCACCTCACGCTTGCTCAGGCCCAGCTCGGCGTTGCCGGCATCGTGCACGCGGCCCTCAAAGGGAACCTTGCGCATGCCGATCTGTTCCATCACCACCGCACGGGCGGAATCGATGGAGGCGTCGTCGTTGATGAGTTTCTCGGCCAGCTCGGGGAGTTGGAACTGGTCACACATGCCGCGGATGGAAGCAACACGCTCGCGCTCGGCGCGCCGAGCGTCCTGCTGCACCTCCGCCACGTTGATCTCGGTGGTCATTGGTTGTTCGTCAGGTGAATCAGTCCGCTCGGCGGTCTGCACTGTCAGACTACGGAGGGGCTCAGGTTGCGGTTCTGCAGTGGCAACGGCCACGGGTTCAAGCTCGGGTGCTGACGGGGCGGGCTCAGGCTCCACGGCGGCCGGCTCATCCATGGCGCGGCCCAGTCCTACGGTTTGGTCAGCGGGGACGCTGACGCTGGAGACCTCCAGCACGTTCCATTCGGTCACGTAGAAGCCGTCGGCGCGTTCGTCGATCTTGTTGATTTCGTACGCGAACGAGACATTGCGCACGATGCCAGCTTCCACATCCTGCCGGCGCTTATATTCCTCGCTGCCCTTCTCAAGGGTGTTGGGCGACCAGCGAACGGTTGAGTAGAGCCGGCGATCGTCGCCTAGCCAGGCCTTTTCCGCGACGCCCAGCACCACGTCCCGGTTGTGGTTCCACAGATAGACGCCGCCGTCGTTCATCCGGCCCAGGTCTACGGATCCTTCCTCGTGCACCAGGATCTCGCGGCCAAACCAGCGCTCAACAGGCGCTTCAGAGCTGAACGAAAACGTCAGCGTTTCGTCGGTCTTCTCTTCGACGCGGAGGCCCATCGGCAGCTCTCGCCGCTGAGGGCCTTTGAGTTTCGTGAGATCCAAAGCCGGATAGTCGCTGGCCTCAGGCTACGGATGGCTGGGGCTGAGCTTCCGCATCCTCAGCATCCTCCCCGCCGTCGTCGGGGTCTTCTGTCTCAGGCTCAGGGGTGGGTGGTTCCGTCGCTGGCTCAGGCGGTTGCTCCACGGTGGGCATCAGGCCCAGCGATTCCTTCAGTTCGTTTTCCATGGCGATCTGAGCCATCACCTGCTCAAACTGCTCGCCGCTGTATTCAGTTATCAGCTCGCTGTGAGATTTCAGTAGCATCGCCTTGGCTTTTTCCATGGCGGAAACATCCTTAACTGGGTCCACCCAGTCCCATGATCTAGCCTGCCAGCGCGGAGCGTTATACCTTTCTGGCCTAGTCCAGTAGTCATTAAAAGCTGGTGACGGCAATTCGCCCGCCAGCATCGCAGCACGTAGCCACTCTTCAAATACGCGCTGGTGGAACACCTCAATGATCGCGCTTTGCACCACCCGCCAGTGGTCGCGATCCTCCAGCACGCTGGTGCGCATGCTGCTGTAGTTGGTGTCTGAAAAATCCTTGCTGATCGTTGAATAGGAACACCCGAACCCAGCAGCAAACCGCCGCGTCAGATTGCGCACCACATTGTCGTACTCCCCATCATCAGGCCCGAAGTTCGGCGGCACCGGCTCCTGGCCAGGGTCAAGGATGTTCCAGCTACCGGGCTCAGTGTTGAACAGCTGCTGTCCGTTCTGGACCTCATCACCCTGCAGCTCACCGTCTGGGGTGCGGATCCATCCGAGGCTGGCGGCCTGAACTCTTTTGCGTGTCCAGTGGGCCTCTTCGTACTTCCCGAGGTTGTGAACCGTCGTGATCACGCTGGCCAGCCACGGCACGCCACGGTTCTGCCCGATCCGCTCCGGCATGTAAACATGGATCATGTCCGCCGCCGGCACCAAGACGTGCTTCCGCTCCACCCCGCGGCGATTCAGGCCCAGCTCCACATCGCCAGGGTGACGGGTCAGGATCGCGTACCGGGTAGGCCGGCCCCACTGGTTGATCTCAACGCCCAGCCGCCATTCGTGGCCAGCGCGGTCGCTCACGCCTGATTTGTCCTCATCGAGCTGGTGCGCCTCAATCAGCTCCAGCGCCAGCGGAGTGCGGCCCTGCCCCATCGGCTGCCGCACGATCCGCACCAGGCACTCGCCCGACTCAGGCAGGCTGCCGGCGATCATCATCTCGAAGCCGTGGAAGCTCAACCGGCCCGCCACGTCACAGGTGTCCGGTCGGCAGAAGCGGCGCCAGGCCTCCTCCATGATCCGGTTGCGGCGCACGTCCTTCTCGGTGCCGTTAGGGCGCATCACCTGCCCCTGCATCTGGATCCCACGCGGCCCCACCACGTTGATCTGAGTGGTCCGCTTGGCCTGGCGGGCGTAGGGGTTGTCCCTGACCAGCTGATGGCAGCGGTCGCGCAGTACCTGCAGGCTGACGCGCAGCTCTGCGTCTGCAGAGGTGGTCGGCGCCACCAGGTCGTGGAGCAGCCGGTTGCGCCGGGCGCCCTCGAACATCCGCTGGCCCTGCTGCCGGCCGTGGCGGGTGGTCAGGATCTGCCGCTGCAGCCAGGATCGAACACCCATCAGCTCACCCCTTGAAACCGCACATAGAGCCGGCGCGGATCGCCGAGGCCCTGCGCGATCATCTCGGCGCGCTTTTCACGGGCGACCTCGGCCTTGAGGCGATCGCGCCACTTGATCAGCTCCGCCAGGTCGGCGCGGACCACCTTGCGGCCACCGTTGCCGAGGCTGCCGATCTGGTACTCCTGTGCGCCGGTAGTCAGGGCACGGATGGCCTCTTCAACCGCCTCTAGGTCCTTTTGCGCCTGGCTGCGATCATCAAATGCCCCAGGGGCGCCGGTGAACGCCAGGCTTTTGCGGACGGTCAAACTGCCGCGGCCAGTGGTGAGCGGGGCGCCGCTGACCGTGGAGACGATCTGCAGCTCCCAGCTGCCGGCTGCCATGGTGGCCGTCGTGGCGGCGCTCAGCTCCACCTTCCAGCCGTCGTCCGTGTCGCTGGCCACCGCCTCGATACCGGCGCCAGCTGCTGCAGCGCGGAACCACACGCGCACCGCCGTGGCGTCGGGGTGGACGCGCAGCTCAATCCAGCTGGTCAGATCGCCTTGGTAGAGCTCGGCCGGCTGGGTCATATCACCTTGAATGATCGTGCCCGGCGCGGGGTGGGCTGCTGGTCTAAGGCTACGGAGGCCGCCAGTTGTGCCGCCAACTGGTCCCACATCGTGGCGCGGTTGTATCTCCTGCTCACCAGCTGCATCGCGGCGTAGGCGTACCGGGTGCAGTCGCCCGCCTCATCCCGCATTCCGGTCGGGCAGTCCCAGTGGTATTCCCGGCCGCGGCTGCCCTTCTTTGGCATACGCTTCCACGGGAACAGCTCCGCCAGGAACTGATCGGTCGAGGCCTCGCCCAGGTGCAGATACCCAGGCCCAGGGATCTCGTTCCGTAACCGGCCTTGTAGGTGCGAGACGCTGGTTTCGTAGCCCACCCGGTACAGCAGCAGGCCTTTTTTCTGCACCGGCTGATTCTTCCGGCTGATGTCCACCGGCGTGCCGCGGCCCACCAGTGGCTTGCCTTTGGCGCCATCACCACGCACCGGCACCCACAGGCCGCCTTGCTTCCGACACCAGTCCCTGATCTCCTGTGTTGAGTGGCCGCCTTCGTCGATGGCACCCATCGCCAGGGGCACCTCAGCGCCATCCTCCCTGCGCCACTTCGTCGCGGCGATCCGCTCCAGCTGCTCCAGCGTTTCCTTCTGCTGCGGGTCGCCGTCGATCTCCCAGTGGCCCAGGTGCCAGCCTTCCTCGCCGCGGCCCCAGCCCCACACCGTCACCACCACCCGCTCGTCAACCGATCCGCCGCCGCCCTGGGTGTCCACGCCGATCGTCACCATCAGCACGCCGTTGGGCACGGTGCCGGCTAGATAGCCGTTCCCTGCCTCGATGTTCTTGCGGCGCTCCGCCAGCCCGTCGCAGGTGAGTTTGCCGGCGATGCTGTCTTCCCAGGGGATCCCCAGCACGGTGTTGTGGTAGGTCTGCATCGGGTCGGTATCACCCCGGCGCATTGCCTCCAGTGCTTCCTGGTACTCACTGATCAGCTTCGACCACACCGCCCCGGCGTGGTAGCTGTACGCCGCCCAGATGTACTGGCTCTCAACTGCCGGCTCACCCTCGGCCGTCAGCGCTTGCTGTGAGCGGTCCAGGCCCAGTGGGCAGGCCCATCCGCCGTGGGCGTCCATCTCCCGCAGGGAGGTGTAGCGGATCGGCTCTTTGCAGTTCTCGCACTCGAAGGTGCCGGCGTCGGGGCCCTCCTTTGCCATCGCCTCCCACCGCAGCGGCTGGTAGTGGTTGCAGTGCGGACACGGCAGATGGCGGTACTGCTGATCACCGCGCAGGAACCACTGATGGGTCTTGTCGTTCGGGAAGATCGGCGTGCCGCCGATGATCACCTTCGGATTCCAGGAGGTCTCTGTACGGCGGATGCCCAGCTTGATCTGGCAGCCCTCGTTGATCCGGTCGTAAGCGGACGGCTCCTCAAAGATCACCACCGGCCGCTCCTTGCGCCGGAATGACTTGCCGCTCTTGGCGTTCACGATGTCGATCAGTGCGCCATTCGTGAGCTTCTTCAGCAGGATGGTGTTGGTCGCCGTGCCGCGGGATTTCGACTCC